GTAATGTATCTTTTAAAACTATTTCTGTATATGAACTTTGAAATGGTCCTGTATAATCAACCGTATATGCCTCATCTGTATATCCTGCTACTCGTGGATTTACTACTTCACAAAATAATGATATTGTTGCATTTGCTGGTATTCCAGTCATCGATGTTAAGGGTACACTCACATCCATAAATAATGTATTCATAAAATCCGTTGCTACACCTAATTTCATCCAAGGTTTATGATATCGATAAGGTAAATCTAATTCTGCTTTTCTCGTTGTTGTAGACATTTGAACCCAATGAGCTGACCATGCATTTCTATAATCTGAATAAGCCTGTGTTGGTAAACTGTAAAACTGTGATAATTCCCATAACACTACACGTCCATAAACTGTCATTGGTACAGCTGTTACCATAGTAAATTTAAAATTTGGTCGCCAAAAAGCAATACCCTTTAACTTATCATTCAAGTATGTATTTTGTCGTAATATATTTGGTACATCTATCTGTAATAATCGTGCACCTAAACCATTTGATGCTGACCAATTTATTTCTGCTACTAAAAATGGTCTTTTAAGAAAATTCATTAAATCAATTTCGGGCCATACATTAGGATGGGTTAAAATTGTAAGTGGGGTTTTATCAATTGATGGTGGCATTGCATCAATAAATGTTGTTATTTTCTTTTCTTGGGTATAATCTTCATTCAAATCCACTTCAGGTACATGTGTTTCTGCATTTGCATTAGCTTTAAAATTACTAAAGGATGAATAAATTGGTTGTTGTTGAATAATACGTCGAGGTTGTGGTTGAACACGCAGGTAAGGTTGATTAGGTTGTGCTTCTTCAACAATAACTTCATTAATATCTTGTACATTTTCTCGATATATCATTCTACGTACTACTGCTCGCAATAACTCAGGATCCCTTCGCATCCAATCCATGAAATAACAATACATTTTCCATAATACCGTTATTATTGCTGGTATAAACCATAATTTGGCAAAAAAGTTTGATATTTCATCACCATCATCATTACCATCAGCCATCATATCTCTGAAATTTATTTCATACATAACAGGCTGATTAATAAATTGTCGTGGATTTACATAAAATTCTGGATACATAGTACAACGACACCATCGATAATTAAATAAATTTCCTGCTTGAATTAAATATCCAGATTGAGTTAATCGAATACAGTATTTTACAAATATCTTTCTTAATTTATTAAATTTCTGTTCTCCATATAATGACATTTCAAAAAGAGAAGCATTAAATCGTGCAAGTTGATCTTCCATATTTGTTACATCTCCTCCATTGACCCATCGAGGTATCTCATTAATAGTATCTTCATCAAGTTGTGCTTCGTAAATTCGTAATTCCTCATTCCAGTAAAATCTTCGTGATATAAAAGGTACTTCATCCAAACGATACCATTCTTTCGAACCAATTTCAGTCTTGTCAAATGTTGTATATACAGCCCCGTATTTTGCGATATTTTTTGCATGTGTCACCATATTAAATTTACTAATAATTAAATCGTGGACTGATACAAGATTATCATCTCCAAATAATTTTAAGCATACATGTTGTAAAAAAGTTGTTAAAGACGGTTGCACCAAATCAATATATGATAATCTTTCAAAGTAATCATTTCCATAATCATTCAAATCTGTTGTCATAAATATACCAGATTTATTACCTTGTCGGACCATAAACACTATTGTACTAATAACGTGCCGTGATTTTGATATAGCTGCCATTATTGTTAGCCTAATTTTCTTATTCCGTTCAGTATCATTATAACATTTATTACACATTTCTCCAAATGATACAATTAATTGGTGAGCTAATCTTGCATCCCACCATTCATAATCACCAGCTTTAAATTTATCACCAATTAACAACATATCTTGTGCTAACTGATCCCATTCTATTGATAAAGGATTAATACCTGGTGCATGTGATCCATGTTTAGCCATTCGGAAATGACATTGTAAAAATCCAAAATACTTACGACAAATAATCGTTAATTCGACTGGTGCAACTTGAAAAATTCTTGGCTTACCTATTTTTGGTATCAGCCGTAATTCATCCTTCATAATATCATTAAAATATATTTCTGGAATTATCCCTTCTGCTAATACATTTTCAAGTTTTTCGATACGTTCCTTTAATATGTTTTTCATTTTATATGCTGTATAACCTGGTATATCTGTTGGTATAATATCAAACAAATCCGGTTTTTTCATTTTAAAACTAACCCAAGGAATTCCGGCAGATGTTGACATATCTATTTGTTTTATCGGTCCATATCCATTTACTACTTCATGATCTGTTAGAATTCTCATTGTTCCATCATTATATATTGAGGGCCAGCTCATATATGTCTCAACTATATGATCTACAATCATATCATGTTTCCATTGTTCTACCATATTTGAAACTGCTGCTAATTTTTTACTACAATTTCGAAACGGACGTTGTTTTATTCCTTCGCAGTCTATATACGGTTTAAGCATAGCTGGTTCACAAGTGTGTGGACCTATATCTTCTTCCATTAAATCGAAGACTAAACTTTTTTGTATCTGTGTTTCTGATGGCATACGATTATAAATTTGGACGCTTAACCCAGTAAAAGGATTAATATCTTCTTTTATTGATCCTAACATCAATATTCCATTTGCTTCAAGATCGTTCGCAATAGGTGATTGTGGTATTTCAGATTTAATTAATGTTGGTTCATTCAGCATAATTATTGGACTATTTGGATCAATTTTTCTAAAATATTCAAATGCTGTTAATATGTCTTCTTGACATAGATATATAGCTCCAGCATGACCTGTCGATTGTGAGCTTGCTACATGGAATCCACATAAAGCTCGACACCCTAATTTAGTATCTGTACTAATTAATACTCTTGCACAATCGCCTGGTCCTATCTGGTTTGCAATATACATCCAGCACTTAGGCAATTCAAATGTTCGTCTTGGTACAAGTTCTCCATATACATTCTCTATTACTTCGTCATGTTCGTATCGAATTGATGCCAAATGCACTTGACTAACTCCAATATGACTTGTTTCAAAAGGTTGATCAGGTTTTAACACATTTTTGCCAGATAATCCAAATAAATAAGATCCGTGCATATTTGGGTTATCTCCAAGTTTCTGGAAAAATTTTGTAATATTAGTATGCGCTTCAATATTTTTAAATCTTAGAAATACCACATCCGATAAATGTTGTTCTGGCGGTTCATACTCTACAATTACATCCCAAGGTACTCGTATTGTTTGTTTTTTATTCCAGTACAAATTTAAATAAAATTGGTCACCTTTTCTAGTATATAAATTTTTAAAATCCTTCCATCGTAACCAATAATGTCGGGGCATCATAAACACATCTCCTCCAATTGCAATTGCTTGTCCATTCATTCGTCCTATAATTGGTTTATCGTCTCCTTTAATTATTTCACATGTTATCATACAAAAGTGATTTTTAATAATAGTTTCTAAATTTGTATGTAATTCTGTATAATCATTCGCCTTTAACATACCTTCGTGCTGTAATCGTTTAAGTGGTTTTTTACGCAATCGAACAATTTTCATAGTTTTACGATTTCCTTCGTGAGTATCTGCATGTAAATCATCGTCATCTATAATTAATTCACCTTCTTCTTCAGCAAATTTTGGATATACAAACATTGTTCCATCATGAAATTTTACTAATATGCTGGATTCTGTATTTTGAACTTCTATCTTCTTAAATTGTTCTCCAGTTAATACTTTTGATGTTTTATCTTCCGCATCTCGCACTGAATAAGTAAGAAGATCTTTACGTTTAAAGAAGGTTTTATATATTTTATATATCCCAAGTAACGCTGCCATTACAGCTGATAATCCCAATAACATTGACCACATTTTATTATCTGATAGTGATGTTTTCATTTCGCTTGTCCATTTATCAATAGCACTAAAAGCATTTGCTTTCCAAGATTCATAAAATGATTGCTCTTGTTTTGGTAGAGTAGTTATATACTCATGTATACATAAAAACAACTTGTTATAATCATCACTACAATCATGTACCTGTTCACACACGAATCGCATTCCATAGTGAAATTCCTCATGATTCCATATACCTTCATTAGCACCTTTATATAACAAATGCTCACATACACATCTACAATCTTCTTGTTTTTTCATTTTATGCTTTAAATCATAATAATCACATGAACATGACTTAATAACAACTGCTTCTCCATCACCATAATAAACTTCGCAATCCACTTTTAATTCAGCTGTATCTTGTAAACCATCTGCTTCGTAATTGTATCTGTTGTTATTATTAAAATAAGTGGTTTTAACATAACCATTTGAATCACTACTATGTTTATTATTCTTCCGTTTTCGATGTCCATCATCAAAATTCGTAGTTGTTTTTGTTTTTGATGGTATATACGGAATTTGTGATTTCGTATAACCTTGTGCTGTAGTAGTTGTAATAGGATTTTTCCACATCTCTTCAAGTGCTTTATTATATACATCTCGAATACTAGATTGATTAATTAGAATTTTTCGACTTTCTTGTGCAAGAAATATCAGACCTTGTTCTAAATCTAAATAATGTAATTCTCCACCACTAACTGGATCTGTAAATCGTAATGCATAGGCATCTTTCGGAAATAGATCATGAAAACTATTTCCTTTTGCTATTTCTTGTTTAAATAAATCTACATCAATCCCAACTTTACTTTGATTTAGATATATAGGATTAAGAACTACTTCAACAACAAAATGCCTTCGTCGTGCCAAATGGTCACCTCCAGACCATACCTTACTATTAATCCAGTCAGCTTTTAATATATCATCTTGTGAATTAATAAAGACAAATTTAGATGTAAAAAAGGTTTTTCCTTTAAGTTGGAAAGCCATTGGTAATGCTTTAACAATATCACTATTCA